ATTGGCCGAGCGCATTTCCTGCTCGGAGCGCTGTACCTCGCCCCAGAAGCGCTGCTCGTGCTGAGCGCGCTGGAATTGCTCGACGGTCTGCTGTGATCCTTGCGTCAGGCGCTGGATTTCAGCCTTGGCCGATGCCAGTTCGTGCTGGAAATAGCCGATCGGGTCTTCCTCGATCGTCGGAACCTTGGGCGCGGCTTCCTGCTGTGCGGCTTGCTGGCGCTGTGCCACGACTTGGCGCAACACCGCTTCCATGTTCTGAGCACGTTCGGCCGCCTGCCGGCGCAGGTTGCGCTCTTCGCTGAGCGCACCTTGGATCTGCTTATGACGCTTGTCCAATTCCTCGTAGGGAATCGGCTCTTTCGCCTTCTCGGCCTCGGTCCTCTCGACCTTCTCGACGGCTTCCGGCTCTTCCTTCGCCTCGGCTTCCGGCGCTTCCGCTTCCGGCTCGTCGCCGCTCACGTCCTTTTCGAGCAGATCCCACTTGGCTTGCTCTGCGGGGTCGGCCGCCTCCGCTACGTCTGCCGTGATCGTTCCTTGGCTGTCACTCACTGTCGGTTCCCCGGTGGCTGTTGCGGTTCAAGGGTCTGCTGAAAGGCTTGCTTCGTCGCTTGCACAGCGCGGGCCTGGTTCAGCACCGCCTGCGTTTCGTCCTTCGCTGCGGTTGCGGCTTCCTTGCGCAGTGCGAGCTGCTGGCCGGCCTGCTGCATCTGCTCTTGTGCAGGATCGGGCTGGCCTGCTTCCGCCAGCGCCTTGCCGATCTTGGCCGATACGCTAGACGGCAGCGGCGAGTAGCGCAGGAACTCCTGCCAGACCTGCATGGGCACGGGCTGCTTGGTCAGGATAGGCAACATCTGGGTCATCATCGACCAGACGGCTTCCTTCTGGTTGGCGCTCATCGGGGCTTCATCGACGATCACGTCATACGAGGCGGTGTCGCCCTGTTTCACCAGCGGCACGTATTGCTCTGCGCCAGATTCAGCGCCCGCGATGCGGATCAATCGGCCGTCTGAAATGTACTCCTGGATGAAGTGCAGCATGATCCGGCCTTGGATCTTGCGATAGCGGCGAAGGCTATCGAAAAACACGGCGAGGATGGCGTAACCGGCCTGTTTGCGCTGAGCTTCCAGAACGCCGGCCTGTTCCTTCTGCACAAGGCCGAGCAATTCGAGGTTGATGCCCGTGACCTGGGGCATCGAACCCACGGCGAACTCGAGAAGGCGATCGAGCCCTTGCGGATATGCCTTGGCCTCGCGTTCCTGAATGCCGGCGAGCTGGCCACGCTTGACGCCGATGAAGCTGTCCGGCTTGCCCCAATCCTCTAGCGCCTTGCGCTCGTTGACGAACGCGCCTTCCTCGTGGAGCACGCCGCCCTTCGACGACGTGTTGAGGATGTGCAGGATCTGGCTGAGCCATTTGTTGGCCCACATCTGCGGGTCCATCATCGCCCGCACGATGCCGTACCATGTGCCCTGGTTGCGGTCGCGCTTGCCGGTGATGCAATTGAACGTGAACTGGTTGCAGGGGATCGGGCTCTTCGGCTCTAACAGCACGTCACCCGATACGAACGCCTGATAGTATTTGCGCACCTTCAGCTTGACCGCGGGCGGCGGCTGCATGCCCACCTGAATGAACTGCGCCACGATCGCCTTGTATTCGTCCGGCGCCATCGTGGCAGACTGGCCCGACTGCTCGTCGGAGATCTTGAACGCCTCTTCCAGCTCCCACCACTGGAAATGCTTGATCCAGACCTTGCCCTTGTTCTGATCCTCGCCGGAGACTTCCGGGTCGCCGTTCTGGTAGTCGTCGCCAGCGCCCGTCTGGCCCCGGCTCATCATCGCGTCGGCCTCGGCCCCATCGGCGCCGCTCGACAGGATCTTGTCTTTCCATTCCTTGGGCAGATCGGAGCGGTTGCGATAGCGCCCGCGATAGCAGAATTGGCGATCGGCAAGGTTGCGCTTGCGGGCGCTCGGGTCGCTCCACATCTCGAACGGGTCGATGCGATCGATGCGGATCGTGCCTTCCGGGTCGATCTCGTAGTCCATGCGGGTTTCGGTCCAACCCATCCCGCACACGATCACGTCCGAGAACGCATCGCTTTCCTCGTCCTCGGCATCGCACAAATCCCTGGCCCAATCGTTGGCCGCGCTGATCACCTCGTTGACCTGCACGTCTCCGATCTCGCGGGGAACGAAACGCACTTCCTGCCGGTTGAGGATCTCGGCGCCCAACACCGCATCGACCATCGGCCCGGTACGGTTGAACACGATCGGCTGGCGCATCTGCTCGAGCAATGCGGCCTTGTCGTCGGCGCTCCACTGGTTGCCGGCAACGAAGTCGTAGGCGCGGCGCGATTCCGTGCGCCACACCGACCAGTGCTGGCGGGCCTGCTTTTCCCATGACTGCAGCTTGGCCAGAAGCTCTTCGTCTTCGTGCTCTTGGCCTTCCTCGGCGCCCTCGGTTTCGAGTTCGTCTTCGTCGTCGCTCATGCCGCCCATGCGCTGCCCCCAGCTCGACGGCGGCTGTAGCGGTCCTGCTTCTTCTCGACTGGATGGCGAGTGGTCGCAAATCTGCGCATCATGACGGCGTATCTCGTCGCGCTCATCAAGTCGTCGATCAGCTTCACGATCAGACCTTCTTTGCGGTGGTACATGCGGAATTCTTCAAACCACTCGGCATTGTTGCTAAACACTTTGAGCCGGTTGCTCTGCATGCGCTCCAGCATTTCAGTGATGCCAGCTTCAACGCCGTTCGTACCGTCTTCGTGCGTTGCTCGCTCGGGGAGCATGTTCAGGTGATGCGTCCGGTATTGATCCGCCAGCGTGTCACCGGATTGCCGGTCGCGCTCCAAGCCGTCATGAGGCCAGGCATAGGGTATCCACTCGCCCCATGGCCTGATTGCAGCCGCATGAAACACCGGGCTTCCGGTCCACACACCATCCTTGTGCTCACCCTTGAGCCGGCAAGTGCGCGTCACGTACAGGCAATCAGCGTCTCGATCCCATGCCAGATTGACCGCAGCGAAAGGATGGTTGATGCCGAAGTCTAGTCCACCGATCTGCGCCCAGAAGTCCGGAATTGGAAACGGCTCGACTGCAATCAGTTCCTCAGAGATCGGGAACACACGCCCCGAGCCCATTGAGGGCACACCCTTGGCGCGGGCTTCGCGTTCGTGCGCCGGGTAGCTCGCAATGATGCGAGCCTTTTCCTCGGCAGTGTAGTGTTCCACATCGTCAATGGTCATCGACGTGACGTGGCGGCTCATTAGAATCCTATTTCTACTAGCTCGGCGGCCACTGAAACCCGTTTCTAATACGCTGCACCTGAGCAGGGCTGATGCCGTATTCTGGCGCGATAGTTCTCTTGCCGCGCACGTCAGACCGAATTGCAACCACTTGCTCGATAGTCAGCTTGGCTCGCCCGTTCGCCTGACCAGAGCCAATGCCCTTGCGGCGCCCCTTGGCTTTCATGTCGATCATGTTGTCGGCTTGGCTGCCCAGCTTCAAATGGGCTGGGTTGCAGCAAAGCCGGTTATCGCACGAGTGCATCACCACAACCCCGTGATGGCCATCACCTTGCGGGATATTCCCGCTTGCCAGCATGTAGGCGATGCGGTGCGCCCTAGCCTGCTTACCGTTCCACTTGAGACTTCCGTAGCGCCGCGTATCGACCGCGCCAGTCCACAACCAGCACCCGCTTTCGCTCTTCAAAACCCGCTGCCAAAACTCGTCGGCCGTGTTCATTGGTCACCTAGAAGGAATTTGCTGACGACTGCCGACATTCCTAGCAAAGGCGTGAAGGTGATGTATGCGAACTGACTGCGTTGCCCACGGTTAGTTCTCGTCAAGCCTTCGGTGTAGATGTCCTCGGGAGGTTCCTCATCGCACCATAGGCAATCGATCGTCGGTCCCTGCCACTTCTCGCGGCCCTTCTCGTAGCTCTTGAAGTACACGATGGACTCGGATGCCTGCACATCGCCACCGCCGCCCCATCTGACGCGGTAGTTGTCGAGCAGGTTCGGCGTACCCATCGCCCGGTTGAACTCGATTAGGCAATCTTTCGGGATCGTGCCCGTGCCCCACTCGCTTTCAATCGGGGGATTGCCGATCAGTACGCGTTGCGGGTTGTCTCGTGTACTCTCGCCGGTCACGCCAGAAGCCCAGATGATCGGGGCTTTGTTGAAGGTTGCTCCAGTCCACCAGTCTGGATAGCGGCCGGTGAGGTGCATTCCCGTCTCGAAACCGCCGGCCCATGTCTTGCCGAGCTGGTTTCCGGCCATGAACAGGCGTTCTGAGTGCTGCGCGCCGGCAGCGTGGAATTCCTTTTGCTTAGTGTACGGGCTGTAATGCCGTAGCCGGTTCTGTGCCTTCCGCTTCGCTTGCTCCTGCTCGAGCAATCGTATCAGCGAAGGAATCCGCGACGGATCGCATGGCAGAGAGGACAGCGACAAGTTCATCATCACTCATGTCACCAAGCGCGTTCGTGTTGACGTTCAGCTCCTTGGGCAGGATCGATGCGATGACCTTGAGGTATTGGTCCGGCTTCTCGACGCGAACGGTCTCGATGACCTTGGCCCCGTGCTCTTCGAAGTCGGCGTGCATCGCCTTGACGAAGGCTTCACCGAGCTTGTTGCGCGTGCCTTTCGGGCGGCCGGCTGGATTGCGTACCTCACCCGGCTTGAACTGCCATGGCTTGTACGTTTCCTCGACGTTAGAAACTGTCGGGTCTTCACTCATTGTTTCACGTGCAACACTGTTGTGAGCGCATTCATGGCCATCACCCAGTCTTTCGGGCTTATATCGAGGTGTTGAGTAATGGCGCGGTCTATTGCGAAGCGGTCATGATCGGGCAATGTGGTGTAGTCTGCCATGACTGTTTGCAGGCTTTCGGCAAACTGGATCTTGGCCGGCTTCGCCTTGGTCTTGGTGTCGGACATGCGGTTAGTACTTCTTCCCGCCCTTGGGCTTCATAGGTGCGGGCTTGGGCTTGGGTTTCATGGCCATGGGAGTGTCCTTTCAGGGTTACGATGCTGCGGCTAGCTTCTGGCGGATAATCTCGGCAATGGGAGTGGTGCCGTCTATCTTCTGCTGTGTGGGTGCAGGCTTGGGCTGTGCGAACGTCGGATGGATGATCTCGGCGGAAGGCTGAGCGGCGGTGCGCGTGCCGTCTTCCGGGTCGAAAGCCTGGGCCACCAGATTGATGAGGCCAAGGCTCACGAAGTACAGCGCGAGAATGAGCGTGATGGCCATGTTGGTCTTGGCCTGATCTTCTGCGCCGGGGTTGGTGCTCCACGTGGCATAGGATGCAATCGCCTTGGTTTGGGCAAGGGCAACGCTGTGGCCGGCAGATGATGTGGCGCTGGTGCCGGCGAGCTTCTCGACCTTCTGCGAAAGCATGTTGCGGTTCTGAGCGGTCGCGAGTTCACCCTTCAAAGCGTTGTAGCGCCGGCACGAGTTGGCATAGCCGCCGGGGTTGGAGCAGTTGGCAGTACCGGCGAACCAGGGGCGGGTTTCGATGTTGGCCATGTCGGCGCTGATCTGTGCGGGTGCACGGCCTGGCTTGATGGCGGCGAGATCGGCGCGGGCTTGCTCGAGTTGGCCGCGGGTGTCTGCGTAGGTGTTGGTCTGCTCGCTGGCCTTGGTCATGTCGTGGGTACGGGCCGACGCGTTGGCGCCGACGTGAGACAGTACCTCCACGACTACTGCAATCGCGAAGATGGCAACGGATGCGATGGTGACGCCGTAGGGCATGTTGCGCTTGCGGGATTCCCAGGCGAAGACCAATCCATATCCGACCATGAAGGACGCGAGGCCGAGGCCGACCGCATAGACGATCGAGGTAACGGCATCCTCGCCCTGCAGCCAGCCGAACCGAGCGGTGACGGCCGATGTGATGGCGGTAGCGATGAACCCGACTTGCTTGGCTCGCTTGGCCATGGTGTCGATGTGCATGGGATTACCTTTCGCTTTGAGCGCAGGGAACGCATGCGTGAACAGTGGCTAGGGCGAGAGCGCCAGCAATGGCAAAGGCGACCGCTAACGTCATGTGGTGTTCAGGTTCCGGGTGTTAGGTTGCTCATCGTCGGGCCTGCAAGCTGACGCGTGAGTAGCTGTTAGGTGAGTGGCGTATCTCGGCGGGTCATTTTAACGACCTACCCTCTTACCTCCCGGAACGGTCATGCGGGCGGCCGAGAATTTTGGGCGCATTTCTGCTATCGTGGCTCAACGGTGAAATCCGGAGCCTGGGTTTGCGCACTACAAACGACGCGCAAATCATCCATGCGCTTTATGCCTCATTTTCGACACACGGTCAACCGGGGCGAAGGCGCGAATAGTGGACGGGGCGTAGATGCTGCTTGCCGAGCATAGTTACCGCGACAAAGCACTGTTCCCCAACCGTCGATGCGACCACGCCAGGAACCTCCCCAAGGCTTACCGGCTGGCCGATCTGGTACGGGTTTGTCGCTAATAGCGCCCGCTCTTGTATTCTGTCCATCGTGGTCTTTAGCCGAATGATCTCGACGGGATCAACCGTGCCGATTGCTTTCTTGACGTACTTCGCGTCATGAGGCTTGCCGTTGGCGCTGATGTACTGCCGCATAATCGGGACGGTGCGAACGGTCGGCTTTCGGCCTGGCGTGTGGCGCTCGATCGTCTCGGTTGGCAGTTCCGGGCTGTAGCCGGCGCGGGTCAATTCTTCAGCGGCCTTGAACTCCTTCTGGGGGGCGGTTCTGTAGACTACGGCTCGATTGCTCATGGTTCTGTCCGTGTTTGATACGCACGGGCACTCGTAGGCGTTAGGATTTCGGCTCCCATTCTGAGCAGTACCGATTGATTTCGGTCAGGCTCGCTGCGGCCTCATATTTCGCCTTTGCAACAATCGGGTTGGGAGCGCCATTGAGAGCGCTGAACAGCTTTTCGAGGACGGGCGGCGGAATATAGCCGCACATCCCCATGTTTGCCCCGACGCCGTTCCATTTGTTGCAAGTGCCGCAACGCTGGGCAACGGAACTGCGGACGCTCATGTCTGTCCCCTTGCTCTGATGGCGGCGGCGATGCGTTCAGATAACGCAGCATCTCGAATGCAAAGCTGAAAATCAATTTTCCTGGCGGCTTCAGCTGGTGGAATGAAGCCTTCAGCGATCGTGGCACATGCTTCGCGTTCGGCTGCGATGGCTTCGGATTCGACGTGTTCCAATACCTTCTCAATGGCCTTGATGACCGGCTCCCAATACTTTGCTTCAAGCTCCATGCTGTCGCCATAAGGCGCGGCCTTTGCCACCCACTCATCAATTCTATCGCCGATGTCGTCGTACAGCGCAGAGTATCTCCATTCGGTTCGCCAGTTGCTCATTTCGCTGCCCTCGCCCCCGTCACCTTCCCGGCCTTCCTCCGCCTTCCAGCCCTTACGTGAGGGGGAGCGGTGTCCTTCTTGACGATGACCGTTTTCCCCGTGTCGGTCGTCTTCACGAGAACGCCGGCAATCGGGATTCCTTGGGCCTTCACGCGAACTCGAGGTTTCAACGGCATAGCGTCCTCCAGGGCTTGGAGATAAGCAAAGGCGGTCACGGGGATCATGAAACGCTTATCCTTGCGATTTTTTCCAACGCGCGCTCAGCTTCCTTTCGGCTGATGAACGTGTCGGGAAGATACGTCGTATTCTCGGCATGCTGCCTGTATGATGCTCGCCACCCAAACGCAGGATGCCGATCGTCAAACGACACGACGAAAGAGCAGTTCCCGTTGGCTGAACCCCAAGAGCGCGCGCCGTCGATTACGGATGGCAGCGGTTTGAACTTCACGCCGCCCTCCGTAGCTCGAGAGTTATCGCCTTGCGTGCCGCCCTGATCTGCTCTGCGGATCTGCCGTTGATGGGCTTGGACATCCTGAGAGCAGTCAGGGCTTTTGATAGAACCAGCTTCATCTCGTCTGCCTGGGTGTCTATCCCGAGTAGGTAGTCCATGCCTTCGCGATGCTCATTCATCTTGCTTTTTCCGCTTCAAGGATCGCACGGCCGATGAGTTCGGGGATCTTGGGCACGAGCGAGTTTCCAAGCGCCTTAACTCGGTCCACCCGATCGGCACATTCATCATCCACTCCAAGAAGCGCGGGTTCACTCGGCCAGACTGATTGCTGACCATTCCGCTCAACGCTTCGTTGAGCGGGCGTGCGTTCTTCTGGTGCGTTTCTTCCGATGCTTTGCCCGAACGCCAGTCGCGCGCCGTAGGGGTCGGCAGCGTTCCGGCGTGCTTCGTCTCGTACCCGCGCAAAACTGTCAGGAGGTCGCCGCGTCCGCCTCGATCCGCATCCGAGGCTCGCGGTGTCGGGAGCTTCACGCCCACTTGCTGCCATGCCGTCAGATCGCCGTGGCTGTCCGGTAGCCCGCGCTTGTTTGCGCGAGGGGTAGGCAGCATTGACACTGGCGTTCGGTTCAATACCGTCACCAGCTTGCGCCCCGTCTTTCCTTCCGGTTCCGGCCCGCCCGTGCTCGCCGTTGGCGTGGGCAACAATCCAAACCCTGTCCCGCTCATGGGGAGCGCCGACGACTTCCGCAGGTACGCAATCCCACTCAAGATCATACCCGATCTCGGCCATGTCCCCGAGAACGGTTCCCATCCCTCGATTAAGCAGCGCTGCCACGTTCTCCACGATCGCGTACTTCGGTCGTACCACGCGAATGGCTCGCACCAGTTCCCGGTACAGTCCTGAACGCTCGCCGGACAGTCCGGTGCGCAAGCCCGCGTCGCTGAGGTCTTGGCAGGGGAAGCCTCCAACAACGACATCAGCCATTCCCTCGGTAAATTCCGCAGTGGTCACGTCGATCAGGTTTGGAACTCCAGGCCAGTGCTGAGCGAATATCGCAGCGGGAAACGGTTCGATCTCGCAGAATGCCACGGTCTGAAATCCGCCAGTCCGATCGAGCCCTAAGCTCATGCAGCCGATCCCGCTGAACAGATCCAACACGCGAAGTTTCTTCGGCTGGTCTAAGCGGGCCTCTATAGGGAGGGGGGTCATGCGTCGGCCTCCCATAGCTTGTGCATTTTTGCAGCGGTGTAAGACATCCACGGATGATGTGCGGCAAACATGTCTTGCTGTTCTCCAACCTGCTCCCATTTCGCCACGCACTGCGCCGCGTCCCATCGGCCGGCCATAGCTCGCGCGCCGTTTTGTGGGCGTGAATGGTTGCGCGCGATGTCGGTGCTGTCCACGCTGGCGAATGGCCATTCTCGGCGCACGAGTTGCATACCGCGGAGCATATGAACCCACGGCACATGTGAGCGGTGCTGCATGATCGCGTTCCACGCTGCATTCATGCGACGACACCACTCCGGCGACAGAATTTCAGAGTATTCCTTGCTCGATCCAATGCACACGCGCGGCCACTCATCGACGAGACGTTTCAGCCTGTCGATGCTTTCGTGCATGTGCCAGACCGGGGCACCGCGTTGGCCGTGCGGCCACTGCTTAATCAAATCGTCCTGATCGGCATCGGTGCCGACAATTACGTCTGGTATGATGGCCCACGTGGTCGGGAACGCGAGCCATTTATCGCACCATGCATAGTATCCGGGCCAGTCCTCCTTGGCGCCGTTCTTCCATACTGAGAATGCTCCGTTATCGAGAAGAACAGACTGCCCTATCTGATGGCATATCTCGACTTGATCGGGCCGGTGGAAGCTGACGCAAAAGTGACGCCCGGCAAGTTGATAGAGAACAGACATCGGCGTTATCGGGGTGCCGTGATAGTGGATTGTCATGCGCGCACCTCGCGCTGGCGAATCCAGTAGATGATCGGCATCGCGGCTAGAACCATCAAACCCTTGCCGAGGATCTGACCGGGAAGCAGCGCCAGCGATCCGAAGGCCAGCCACAGGAATACCGCGCCGTCGATGGCGAGGCCGACAAGGCTCGACAGCGCGACCGCGAGCATCAGGCGGCGTTCTGCGAGCGGCGTGTAAACGGCGGTATCGGCGAGTTCCGACAGCAGGAACGCGGTAGCAGACGCCACGACAAGAGCAGGTGGCGCGATAGCTGCGGATAGGACTGCGCCGGCAACGATTGCCGATATCACCCACCGTATGCCTAGCGCGCGTTGCACCATATCGCGAAGCACAAGCGCAAGGCCGATCATCAGAACGCCGGATGGAGCCATTAGGCCAAAGCCAACCGGAATAATGCATGGACCGTTCGGAATGCATTTCGCACCCACGTTCCCAATCAGCCAGTTTGCGGCGGGGATGCAACAGAGAAAAGCCGCGACGATCAAATATTTCATTCTGCGGCCTCCCTCAGTTCACGTGCTTCGATTTCAGCAAGGTACAGATCAAGGTCCATCTGCCCTTGATCGTGCTTCGCGCGCTTGCTGGCTTCCATCCGTGCAACGCTGATGGCCTTGCGAAGTGCTTGCGGGTTGAAGCCTACCGACTTGGCCACGTCGAATGAGTTCCTGATGTCCTCTGCAATCTCGTCTCGTTGATCCATAAGGCGCATGATGTGCTCGGCACGGGTTCTCAAATCGCTATTCGATTTCATTGCGGCACCTCATCGTGAAGCCACACGAGAACGACGGCATCCCCCTCGGTTCCCCAGAACTTCCAGCCCTTGGCGATGTACTCTCTGGTCATGTCGAGGGGCACGCGCTTGTGCCAGTGGTTTTCGTAGCTCATGCGTCGTCTCCCATGATCTCGTAACCGACACGGCCGACGCGGAATTGATTGAGCCGCTCGTCGAGGTGCAATTCTGCGAGCGTCGGCTTGCCCATGCTCTCGTGGTCTTTCAACTTGTCGAGGTGCAGCATCGTGGGGCCTGCTAGGTTGCGCCAAAGGCACACGCCGATGTCAGCCTTGTTGCCCCAATGCGCGGTGTCGGCGCCGTCGTTGAGCGTGAGCAGGCCATTCTTGGCCAGCCGTTTCTCAACGCCATCTTTGGGCGGATGGGCGCATACGATCATCAGCAGGTTGTAATCGTCGGCAAGTGCTTTCAGGGCCATGATAAACCGGCCCATGTAGTCGGTTTTGCTTTCGCCGCGAGGAACCACGTGGTCGATTTCGTTCACGGGATCGATGCAGACCACGCGCACGCCGTAAACCTTCACGGCAAACTCGATCCGGTTGATGAGCTGCGCTTGATCGAGCACGCCGCCACGCTTCCGACGCAGGAAGCGCGCGCACTTGTCCATTTCCAAATCGGCCCTGGCGACGTCGTGATCCGTCCAGTGATGCGGCGGCTTGTTGATCAGGTTCCGGCGGATGTCGCGCTGATACCGCGGCTTGATCTTTTCCTCGAAGCTGGTCAGCAGGAATTTCCACCCGTGTAGCCGCCAAAGGTTCACGAGCAATTGCCGCAGGAACACGCTCTTGCCCGACCCGTAAGGACCGATAACGGGCATAAACGCAGGCGTGACCAGCCGCCAGCCGTGATCGTCCAGCGCGCCGAACCCGGTCTTGTAGGTCTCGACCGGCCCCTGGTCTGGAACGTCCGACATCGTGCAGACCTCATCGGTCCACATCAGTTGGGCTGTCCCAATTGCGGTGGTGATCGTGTCGGGGTTGGCGTCGGCCGGAAACCAGTTCCAACGGCAGCGGGTATCCCCGAGGATCATCGCAATCGCGTCTCGAGTTTCTTCCATGCCCTCGGGGATGAGGATCGTGAAGCCTTCCCAGCAATTGACGAAGGCATGCACACGGCCATGGCTATCGAGAAGCTGATTTCGGTTAGCCACGTCGCGAACTGACGGCGTGCCGCAGTCCTTGACGATCTGAGCGGCTTCCTCGCCAAGCACGAGCACGAGGTTTCCGGCGATGGTGTGGGTGTCGAGCATGGTCAGGCTCCCCACCGGCTGAGCTTGACGCGCTTTGGTTCGGCTTTGGCGGCAGCCGCTGCAAGGTAGTTCTTCTGCCGGCTAGTCATGTCGCGCACGATGCGGGCCAGCGTGGCTTCCACCTGCACCTTAAGGGATTTCCGGCTGCCCTCGTTGACGGCGGCGTGAGCTTCCCGTAGCGCGTTGCCAAGGGCGCGTTCGTCGTTCCCGAATTCTTCCAGCCAGTGCTGACGAGTTCCATTCACGAGAACCAGATCGCCGTTTTCGGTGACCTCGATGCCAGCGTGATCGTCCTTGGTCGCGAACGCTGTCCGCCAGTCGATCTGCGAAGCATTCGTCGAAGCCCCCTGTGGGGGTTTGGGGGTAGGTTCAATTGACGGTTCAGTAACGGTTCCTTTAGTAGCCGCACCTGTTGCGGCTAGGGTGGCCGCAGTACATGCGGCTAGGGTGGCCGCAGATTGCGGATGCCCCCCTGGCCGCAAATTGCGGCTCCCCCCCCGCAAGGGGTTGTGTGCAGCCGGCGAATACTCCCCAACAGGTAGGGAGTAGCAATTCGACTTGAGGCCGCCGCGATCGGCAAGGCGCTGGTCCTTGGCGAGCATCTTCGCTTCGATCAGGCGCCGGATGGAACGGTCAACCGTATCGACGCTGCACATGGCCAGCTTGGCGAGGGTCTTGCGCGACGGGAAGCACTGGTGGTGCTCGTCGGCAAAGTTGGCTATCGCGATCAGGACGAGCTTATCGACGGGGAGTTCGGTGCTCTGCTCAAGAGCCCAGCCCATGGCTTTTCCGCTCATCGCGCAAGCCCTCCAGTGAAGGCCGCTTTGCGGAAGTTGGTTACGCTGTCCGTAAAAAATTCAGTTCCTAGTGCGAGAATAAGCTCGTCAAGCATGACGGCCAGCACGATAGAGGCGTCGCCATCGTCCCGCAGGCGTTGAGCTGCAATGTCGATCTCTGTTTGAAAAACCTTCAGAATTCCAAGGCTTCTCAGGCTATCTGCCTTGCATTTTTCACATTCTTGTGTCATTGGTTTTCTCGGTTTTAGATTTTTACCCCCGCGGCCCTGGCAGGCTTGGCGGGGGTTTCTTTTCAGGCTTCGGCTAGTTCTTTCACCGGCTGCACCGTGGGCATTGATTGCCGTGTCTTGGGCTCTAAATGGCCCGTGCAGCGGTGCAAATGGGCCGGGCAGTAGGACGTGCCAA